ATAGGGAAATAAATATGTCTGTTAAAAATATGTTAGATAAAGGTTTAGAAAAAATAGTTTCACGCAAATTGCTTGTTTGGTCAGTAGCAACAGGATTGGCAATTTTTGGGTTTTTAACGAGTTCTGATTGGGTCATGATTTCTGCTCTCTATATTGGAGGGCAAACCGTAGTAGATTCTATCGCAAAGATGAAATCCTCTTAATTTTTTATATCAAAAAGGAAAAAAATCAAAATTACAAAATAACAGTTAAGAAATATTATCAAAGAAGAATTAAGAAGTATAATGGAACAAGACACAAATACAACAGAAGAAATTAAACAACAAATTAAAACTTTACTCAGCGGACGTGGACGTGGTGATCTTGAAGACAGACTGCGTGAATATAAAGAAATAAATATGGTGTTGGGTGGAGATTAAAGACAGTAAACATCGCGCCACTTAAGTTATTAATAGTAGGAATAATGATATATATTTTAAATTTTTTAAAAAAACACTGGAAGGAACTTTCGCTTATTACTTTACTTCTTGTAAATTGTTTTTTTTGGCAAAAAGATCATAAAAATCTATTAAAAATCATAAATGAAACAGAAAGAATTCACCAAGAAGAAAAAACAGCATTAATAGAAAGCTACAAAAACGAAGCATCAAGAATAAGCGAAGTTATTAAAAAATATGAGAAGGATATGGCTATTCTTCAAAAAGAAAAGAATGATTTTATAATTGAATTAGAAAAGAAAAAAGTTGTTAATGAAAAAGAAATCGTTAAAATGAGAAGAGATGATCCGCAACAACTTATTATAAAAATTCAAACTGAATTTGGCTTTGAATATGTGGATGAATAAAATATTATTTTTGTTGAGTGCAGCTTTATTCTTAACAAAACCCGCCTTTGGAGACGAGGGAAGATTTTCTCTTATTCCCAAAGGCGGGACAATTTCATATGATGCTATATGTTTTGATGATATTGCAACAGCAAAACTTTTGACATTTAAAGAGTTTGTTGAATTAGAATATAAAAAAAAGTGTGAATTTGAGAAAAGTGAATTACAAATTTCTTTGCTCAAAGAGCAAGATATTTTATTTATTCAATTTGAAGAAAACAAAAATCGTTTTGAAATTCAATTAAATGCTTTGCAAGATGAAAATGATCTTTTAAGAGAAAAGATATCTAAAACAACAAAAGTAAATCTCCCAGTTGCAATAGTAATAAGTACAGCAGTAGGTTTTAGTATTGGGTTTGGAAGTTATTATATAGCGAGTAAATAATGTCTAGAAAATTAGATTTAAATGATATAGCAAAATTTGAACAAGCCATAGCAAATAAGTATGGCGAAGAAGCGATAGAAAACCCAAGAAAATACTGGAATGATGAAAAAGAAAAAGATTATTTAAATCAGATTAAAGAAGTATATGAAAAAGAACTTATACAAGATGAAAAGAATGATAAAATAGAGCAAGATGGTTTTTTAGTTTCTAAAAAACTATTTAATAAAGAAACCACCAAAAGGATTTGCCCTGTTTGTGAAGTATACTCTTTTAAAATAAAAGATGATGTTTTTATGAACAAATTTGACTGCTGTTATAATTGTTATATCAAATGGATAGAAGGCGGAAGAGAAGAAAGATGGCTTTCCGGTTGGAGACCAACAAAATCGTAGGAGTATTTAAATGGCCACAACATTAGAAATTATAAAAGGAATATCACAAGTAATATCAAATTCATATGATGGTGCGCTTGATGATAAAGGTGAACCTATTAAAATTGGTCTTAAAAGAGAAGAAGGAAATCCATTAATTGATTCTAGAGTAATGGATGGGTTTGGTGTTAAATTTATGGGAAATAAATTGTGCATTACATATCAAGCAGAAATCCAGTTAAAAGATATCCATGGCAATGGAGCAAATGCTTTTGAGACTGAAATAGACCAGATGATTACTGATATTGCTTCATTTATCAAAAAAGAATATAAAAAAGTAACAGGAACAGCACTTACTCTTACACCAGAAAAAGAAGTAAATATCTTAGCCCAAAGTACATCAAGAATTCGTCATTTTATAACCGCAAATAAAATGTTTAGCATTGGTGGAGTAGATTCAGAAGAAATATTACAACCATCGACAGAAAGACTAGATGCTAATTTTAAGAAATTTTTAGAAATGGGTGGAACAGGTCGCGCTCCTAATGATAAGCGTAAGGATTAATGTCGCTATCTAGAGAAGAAATTTTAAAAGAAATTGTTAAATGCGGTAAAGACCCTTCATACTTTATAAATAATTATTGTAAAATCTCTCACCCTATGAAGGGTCTTATACCATTTAAAACCTACCCTTTTCAAGATGATGTAATACAAGATTTCAAAGATTATCGTTTTAATATTATTTTAAAAGGGAGACAATTAGGTATATCAACCACGACTGCTGCATATGTAGTGTGGTTGATGTTATTCCACCGCGATAAAAATGTTTTAGTTATTGCAACTAAATTTGCTACTGCTGCCAACTTAGTCAAAAAAGTAAAAAACATAATGCAAAATGTTCCTCCTTGGCTGAGAATAGCAAATATTAAAATAGATAATAGAACTTCATTTGTTCTCTCTAATGGTTCTGAAGTTAAGGCCGCATCTACATCAGGAGACGCCGGCCGCTCAGAAGCATTATCTTTATTAGTTATAGACGAAGCAGCGCACGTTGAGGGACTTGAAGAGTTGTGGACCGGTCTATATCCAACTTTATCAACAGGCGGTCGATGCATAGCATTATCAACTCCTAATGGCGTTGGTAATTGGTTTCACAAAACATACGTAGAAGCTGAACAAAATATTAATGATTTTCATACAATTAAATTATTATGGGATGTACATCCGGAAAGAGATTTAAAATGGTTTGAAAAAGAAACCAGGAATATGTCCCGTAGACAAATAGCGCAGGAGTTAGAATGTTCTTTTAATGCTTCTGGTGAAACAGTTATTTCTTCTGAAGATTTGGAAAGAATATTAGAATGTTCAAGAGAACCAAATTATAAAACTGGATTTGATAGAAATTTATGGTTGTGGGAGAAATATGATTCTTCTGCAAGTTATTTATTGGTTGCAGATGTTGCCAGAGGAGACGGAGCAGATTTTTCCGTATTCCATTTATTAAAATTAGAAACGATGGAAGTTATAGGAGAATATCAAGGAAAAGCAAATCTAGAAGATTTCTCTAGTATTTTAGACTCAGTGGGTAGAGAATTTGGTAATTGCTTACTGGTGGTGGAAAATAACAGTTTAGGAATTTCTGTACTTGAAAAACTACAACAAAAGAACTACCCAAATCTATATTATTCTGTTAAAGGAACTCATGAATATATAGATAATGTTAAAGCGGAATATATGAATAATTCAGTTCCAGGGTTTACTACTTCAACTAAGACGAGACCATTAATAATTGCTAAATTAGAAGAGTTTATCAGAAATAAACTAATTACTATATATTCTAGCAGAACTGCCAATGAATTTAAAACTTTTATTTGGAATAATAACCGCGCCGAGGCAATGCGTTCTTATCATGATGATTTAATTATATCTCTAGCAATTGCTTGTTGGGTAAGAGATACAGCCCTTACAGTAAATCAAAGAGATATACAATATAAAAGAGCAATGGTAGACGCTATGAAATTAAATTCTAAGAAAATACAAACAACAATAGCAGGAATGGAAGGACATAGACAAGGTTTTTGGAACGATAATGCAAAAAAAGAAATGCAACAACAAAAAGATTTTCTTTGGATCATTAAAGGATAATAATAATGGCTAACAGAAATAGAAGAATAAGTAGAAACTCTAATACTAGAAATCCACAATCAGAATTATTTAAAGCTTTAACTAAGGTTTTTTCTGGGCCTCTTGTTAGTCGTAGAACCCAAACCGGTAGAAAGTTAAGAAGATATCAATTAGACACATATAAAAAGAATTTTGTTTCTGCAAGCGGTTTAGAATTTAAAACCGCAAGGTCGAGCAACGCGTATAATCTACAACTTGGCATTATGAATCAACATAATCGCGCGGAGCGTTATGTTGATTTTGAGCAAATGGAATATACCCCAGAAATAGCATCTGCACTAGATATCTATGCAGATGAAATGACAACACATTCTGCTTTACAGGATATGTTAACAATTAAATGTACTAATGAAGAAATCAAATATGTTTTAAATTCTTTATATCACAATATTTTAAACATAGATCATAATCTTTTTGGTTGGTGTCGGTCTATGTGTAAATATGGAGATTTCTTTTTATATTTAGATATAGATGAACAAATTGGTATAAAAACTGCTATTGGACTTCCTTCTAATCAAATAGAAAGATTAGAGGGTGAAGACGAAACTAATCCAAATTATGTCCAGTATCAATGGAATTCAGCAGGATTGACATTAGAAAATTGGCAAATTGCACATTTTCGTATTTTAGGAAATGATAAGTATGCACCATACGGAACTTCTGTACTTGAACCCGCTCGACGTATTTTCAGACAATTGATTCTTTTAGAAGATGCGATGATGGCATATAGAATTGTTCGTTCACCAGAAAGAAGAGTTATCAAGGTTGATGTTGGACAAATTCCACCAAATGAAGTAGAACAATATATGCAAAAAGTTATTACTTCCATGAAGAGAAATACAATTGTTGATGAAACTTCAGGTAGAGTCGATCTTAGATATAATCCTTTATCTGTTGAAGAGGATTATTATATTCCTGTTCGTGGTGAAAGCAAAACAGATATAACTGCTTTAGCTGGAGGAACTTTTACAGGAGATATAGACGATGTTAAATATTTAAGGGATAAACTATTTTCTGCTTTAAAAATACCAGCATCATATTTGACGAATTCAGAAGGAGCAGAGGAAGATAAAACTACATTAGCACAAAAAGATATTCGTTTTGCAAGAACAATACAAAGACTTCAAAGACCAATTATTTCTGAACTAGAAAAAATTGGAATTATTCATCTTTATACTCTAGGATATAGAGGAGATGACTTATTGTGTTTTTCATTAGCTTTAAATAATCCTTCAAAAATTTCTGAATTGCAAGAATTGGAACACTGGAAGCAAAAATTTGATGTTGCCTCATCAGCAACTGAAGGATATTTTTCACGTCGTTGGGTAGCAGAAAAATTATTTAATATGTCTCACGAAGAATATAATCGTTGTCAACGTGAAATTTATTATGATAGAAAATTTGATGCTCAAATTGCAGCCGTTGCAGAGAAAATGCAAGAGGAGGCATCAGGAATATCAGCAGGACTTGGAACAGATTTATCCTCTGAACTTGGACTTGGCGGCGGTGAAGAACTTGGCGGCGGTGAAGAACTTGGCGGCGGTGAAGAACTTGGCGGCGGTGAAGAACTTGGCGGCGGTGAAGAACTTGGCGGCGGTGAAGAAGATGTACTATTAGCAGCACCAGGAAGAAGAAGCGACAAAGGATACTATACAAAAGGTTCAAAAGGAAAAATCTACTATCCTACTAAAGTAGATAAAAGACCAGAAGGAGCGTATACAAGACATATTAAAGCAATATCTAATACTAATATGGACCCTAGGTATACAGTACCAGGTAAAAAAGGTTATGGAGGTTTAGACTCATTATCTAAAGGGATGTTTGAAAACAAAGAAACTAATTATAATCAGGCATTAGAAATAGAAGAAAAGAATATTTTTTCTAATGATTATGAAATTAAAAAACTTATAGAAAATTTGCAGATTATATCGGAGAACAAAAATGAAACTAAAGCACAATAAAAAAAGAAATACTGCATTTCTGTTTGAAGCTTTGGTAAAAGAAATAACAAAGTCTATTATTTCTAATAATTTATTACTTAAAGAAGAATTAGTAAATGTGGTAAAAATACATTTTGGAAAAGGTAAAGTTCTACGTCAAGAACTAGATTTGATAAAGAATATTTCTGAATCAAAAGAAATGGATTTATATACAGCAGATAAATTAATACAAGAAACAAAGAAAGATTATTTAAAACTCGATAAACAAGAAATTTTTAATGAACAAACAGCCATAATCAATAGATTGAATAAAATAGTAGGTCCAGAGATTTTTAGTAATTTTATTCCTAATTATCGTCATTTAGCTACAATTCAACAAATCTTTTCTGATGACATACCTGCAAAACAAAGAGTATTACTTGAAAGAAACATAATAGGAACAATGGTTAAAAAGAACCATAATATACCTAAAACAAAAGAAGATATGCCACACATCGATAAATTGGTTTATAAGAAAATTGTAGAGAATTTCAATACAAAATATAAAGATGAATTACTACCAGAACAAAAAATGTTATTAAATAATTTTATTGTTTATCATGGTTCAGAAGAAGTAAAATTTAATGTATTTTTAAATGAAGAATTAAGCAGACTTCACAACATTATAGAAGAATCAAAAGAAAAAGAAATTTTCTTATCTGATAAAGAACTCGCAACAAAATTAGATATTTTAGATAATGTTTTTGAATCATTCAAAGAACAAAGAGTCGATGAAAACATGGTTTATAAGATTATGCAAATACAAAAACTTGTAAAGGAAATAGCTGAGTAATGGCTATAAAAATTACAATAGGCAAAAAGAAAAAAGAAGTAAAACAACCTCCTCCACCTAAAGTAGCAGATATTAATCTTAAAATATCTAAATCTGTAAATGGAGACTTGTTTATTTCTGATCATTCAGATATAGATATAATTATAATGATACAGAAAAATAAAATTCTTTTATTACCAAAAGATATAATGTCAGAATTAGTTTACGGAGCAGAAGATAGATTCTTTGATTTTATGATAAAGAAGGGTTTAATTGATCCAGAAAGTATACAAGGCGGCTTAGTATATGGTTCCATGGAAGGTTATTTATATCAGTCAGAAAAAATAAAAGTTATAAATATGGTATTATTAAATATATCAAAATGGATAGATTTAGAAAAACCTTATTTTGAATTTATGGATAAATTTGAAGAAATGGAAACGGATTACTTTGTTGAACCTTCTGACGAAGATACAACAGAACTTGGAGAAGTTCCACAAGCACCTGAAAAGGGAACTATTCGACCAGGTATTTCTTACGGTCCTTATTGGCAAAATTATCAATATGAATAGGGATTAACATGGATTTATTATGGTTTTCTCTTGCTTGCTACGGCTTGACTTATCTTGTTGTATATGCTAGCATTTTTAATAAAATCCGACCAAATAAAGAATGGTTTTGGGGTTTTGGCAAATTATTTAATTGCACCCTATGCTTTGGCTTCCATGCAGGCTGGTTTTTATTTGGAATAAATGCTTGGACAGAACTATTTACTTTTGACTACACCATAGCAAACTTTTTTATATGTGGCTGGATTGGATCTGGTGTTTCATATTTGCTTTCTATGATAGTTAATGATAATGGAATTAAAATTTCAAAGGACAAGCTAGAATGAAAATTACAAAATCACAACTTAAGCAGATTATTAAGGAAGAAATTGACGCAATACAGGAAGTAAAGGAAAGCGATATGGATGTTCTAGACTATGCCTTTGGAAAGGTCAATGAGGTTTCACAAGCCCTTACTGGCTTAGAAAATACAGCCCTAAGAGATGAGATTGAAGGGCACCTTGGTGAAGTTAGAAAACTAATGCAGCCAGAAGAAATTTAAGACAAAGGAGTATAACAATGCGACGTAGAAACATTCCAGAAGTTCGCCGTTGTTGCAGCGGCTCTTAGTTCGGGCGGGTTGCGCCCGCTAAACATTTAAGGAATAATCATGGGAAAACAACTTTTACGAGAATATTATGCCCTCTGTGATGGAGGTATATGCCAAGACTTTTTAACCGAAGCAGAAAAACAACTTTTTGCTGATGGTAAAAAATTCTATATGTCTGGTTGTATGCAAAAATATGATACTCCAAATGGCAACGGTCGTGTTTATTCTAAAAGAGTTTTGCAAAGAGAAGTAGAAAATTATTGGAAACTCGTAAAAGAACGGCGCGCCCTTGGAGAACTGGATCACCCAGATGATTCTGTTATTAATTTAAAAAACGCTTCACATTTAGTGACAGATATGTGGTGGGATGGTCCTGCTCTTATGGGCAAAGTCGAGATACTTGATACACCATCAGGACAAATATTAAAGCAATTGGCCAATTCTGGTGTTACCCTTGGCATATCTTCTCGCGGCCTAGGAACTGTAAAAGAAAGCGCGGGTAGTTTAATGGTAGAAGATGACTTCCAACTTATATGCTTTGATTTTGTTTCGGAGCCATCTACTCCTGGTGCTTTCATGCATTCTAAGAATGGTATAAGAGAACATAAAGAACCAAATATCTTTACAAAAGCAGATAAAATTAATCGTATTTTAAATGATATTTTGAGTAAATAATGAAAAGATCAGAACTAAAACAAGTTATTAAACCTATCGTTAAAGAGTGTGTTCAAGAAATTCTTCTTAACGAAGGTCTGCTTTCTAATATTGTTTCTGAGGTTGCAAAAGGTATCGGAGGAAACATTATAAAAGAAACAAAACAACCAACTAATAACTTTATAGACAAAGAAGAGATTGTTAAGCATAAAACACAACAAGCTAATGAAACAAGAAAAAAACTTTTAGATGCTATAGGTAAAAGTTCTTATAATGGAATAGACTTGTTTGAAGGAACCGAACCTTTGAGAGAATCAATGTCACAACCATCAGTTAATAGTAATCAAAACCCATTAACCTCTGATGGTCGCGATCCAGCAGATCCAGGAGTAGATATAAATGGTATTTTAGCTCTTGGTGGCAAAAAATGGAAAGCTTTAAAGGGTTAATACTATTTATTAAAAAAGAGGTACTAATATGGCGAATGACTCATCTACATTTCTATACACAGCGGGTTTTAACCACGTAGGTTCTTATCAAGTAAGTTGCGAACCTTGGATGAGTGCTTCAGTCACAGTACCAGCGAATTCATCTGAACCGTTAGAAATCTCATTTCCAAGAGTTTCAAAGTTTGTTATTGTTCTAAATGAAACAGGTTCCAGTGGAGATATACGCTTAGGATTTTCTGCTGATGGAGTTAAAGGAACTATCAATAATAATTTTACACGAATTTCCGGTTCACAATCTTTTTCAGCAGATTATCGCGTAACTTCAATATTTTTGCGTTCTGATACTGCATCTGAGCAAACTGCTTCTGTTATTGCTGGTTTAACCACTATACCACCAAGAGATTTCAATAACTGGTCAGGTTCCTCTGGTGTTGGCTAATGCAAGCAATCAAAATATACTTTAGCAATCCAAGCGTGGGATATAGTTATAATATAACTCATATCCCAGAAATAGATAGTGGATATAATATAACAAGTCTTAATACTTTATTGAACAATAATTTATCTATTGAATTATCAAATATATCACAAGAATTAAAAGATTATTTTAATGATTCTTTTATTCCGTTTTTTATTATTGATTATCCAACGCATATTATAGTAAATACTGGAATAATAGAAAATGGCTAATTATAGTATTAACGTTACACGCGATGCATTTATAGTAGGACCAACAACATCTACTAACTGGTCGATTGTGCGTAATGCTATTAATGGTTCAAGTGTTGGTAATGCAGCAGCATCTTCTAATAATGGAGTTGCTTCTTATAAAAATATTTCAACATCAAGGTTTTTTATAGCCAGAGCATTTTTTATTTTTGATACTTCTACAATAACTACGGCAGTAAGTTCTGCAACATTAAATGTTTATGGTGTTAACACAAACAATATTAATGTTATTGCTGTTAAATTAGACTCTTCTGTTTCGGTTGGAGATTTAGATAATGATTTTGTAGTTGCTGATTACGATGCAATCGACGGATTTGTAGCAGGCTCTACTATGTTGGGCAATGTTACTGCTTATAGCCAAGCCAATTCTTGGTCTCTTGGAGCTTTTAATACTTTAACATTAGGTGCAGCAGCAAGAACAGATATACAAAATAATAATTCTTTTGGTATAGTATTGGTTAGTTCGGATTATGATTATCCAAATACAGCACCACCTAATTCTACTTTTAGAGCAGGTATGAACTTTTTAGAAAGTGGTGACCCTTTTATACCATATTTATCTGTTGTGGCAGAAGATGCTGTAAGTGAAGAAGATGAATTAACTAGAAGAAGAAGGATAGTTAGAAGAAGATTTGGAATTTCAGGAACAGGGTTTAATGAATTGGAAATTGCTTCTAGTTCTGGTCTTGCAATTCCAAGAGGATTTAAACAAAATTAATTAAAGAGGAAATTATGAGAAGACATAGAAACAATAGAAGACACAGTAGAACAAATGATTATGTTGGACCAAACGTAGCACAGACAATAGTATACGTTGATCCAAATGAACATCCAGAAAAGGCAATTCGTAAATTTTTAAGAAAGTGTAAAAAAGAAAAGATTATCGAAAAATACAGAACATATGAATTTTATGAAAAGCCATCAGTAAAGAAAAATAGATTAAAATCTAAAATCAAATCACTAAGAAAAAAACAGAGATCAGAAAACAATAACGAATAAACGGATTTTTAGTATTATAAATACTATTTATTTTTGAAAGTCATTCTACAATTGTATTTTTTGTATTGAGGTTTAATATATGACAACACTTTTAGAGCAAGCTATCATAGACGCCAAAGAACTTAGAGCAGCAGCATTAAAAAATGCTGAAACCACTATATTGGAAAAATATAATAGAGAAGTAAAAAATATGGTAGAATCTCTTTTAGACGAACAGGATGAAGAATTAGATTTAGGAATGGATTCAATGGATTCAATGGATTCAATGGATTCAATGGATTCAATGGAACCAGAAGTAACTGATGATTTACCTTTTTCTTCTGCTGGTGGTGAAAAGTTGTGTCCTTGTCCAGAAGATGAAGAAGTAACAATGACATTAAATTTAGATGATCTCATACAAATGGATGACGAATTAGGTGCACCAGAAGAACAGATGCCAGAAGAAGAATTAGCTTCTAGCGTTTTGGGAGAACCTGAAGAAGAATTAGATAGTTTACAGGAATCAATTGATGATTTAGATATCGATGAAAATGATATTAGAGAATTAGTTGAAAAATTAATAGTTGATATGGGCGGTAAACCTTCTGGTTATATGAATCGTTCTTCTTCCGAAATACAATATGAAGCTGATATGGAAAATGCTCGCCTCGAATCAGAGACTTATAGAGCAGAAGCCAAAAAGCTTAAAAAAGAAAATATAAATCTTACAAAAACAAATACTTCTCTTATTGATAATAATAAATTATTAAAAGAGACTATAATTGCATTAAAAGAAAAACTTGAAAAAGTAAATCTTTCTAATGCTAAACTTCTCTACTCGAATCTAGCTTTGAATAGCACCTCCTTGAATGAGCGACAAAAACAAAAAGTTGTCGATTCTATTCAAAAAGCTGGTTCTGTTGAAGAGACGAAGATAATTTATGAAACTCTTCAAAGCGCGGTGGGTGATATTAGAAATAGAACACCAAATTCACTTAGCGAAGCAGTAAGTAGAAAATCTTCAACTATCATGCCTAAAAGAACTGAGAATCATTCAAGAGAAGAAAATCTTCTTAAAGATAGATTTAAGGAACTTGCAGGTATTAAAAACAGAAACTAAAGATTAGTTAATAATCAAAAAAAAAGGAGGTGATTATTATGTCTATTCTAGAAAAGCTGACAGAAGGTATCGTAAACCGCGACCTTCGCAAAGAAAGCGATGCTCTTCTTTCCAAATGGGAAAGAACCGGTCTACTTGAAGGTCTTACTCAAGACCATGAAAAGGCCGGCATGGCTCGTCTACTTGAAAATCAGGCCAAACAGCTTCTAAAAGAAGCTTCTTCAATGGCCGCTGGCGACGTAGAAGGTTTTGCTTCAGTCGCATTCCCACTAGTCCGTCGAGTATTCGGTGGTCTACTTGCTAACGATGTAGTTAGCGTCCAGCCAATGAGCCTTCCATCAGGTCTCATCTTCTTCCTAGATTTTACCTATCAAGGTGCTAAACTAGGTTTTGGTGCTGATGGTTCAGTTTATGGTGGTGGTGTTGTAGGTTCACAACTAACCGGTGGTGTCACTGATATCCTTGAAACCGGTGGTGGTCTTTACAGCTTACAGAGTGGTTATTCCGCTCCAACCGCTTCAACATCTGTAGATACAACCATGGTTGCTTCCGGTACCGTAGGTGCTGGTGGTGTTCCAGTATTCGAGGCAACATCAACTGATGCTTATGAACTCGCTCGTTTGCTTCGTTTTGATGCTGATTTAGTTAGTGGTTCAGCTTTTGCTGCTGCTACTGTACCAGTATCAGATCTTACAACTGGCCAGTTTAATGCTGATATGCTTGTTGATATCAAGCTTACATCATTATCTGATGGTCGTCAAGTTCGTCGTTTAACTCAGTATGATCCAACAGATAGCACAAAAGTATTATTTATCGTAGAAGCATCTGGTTCAGAAACCGCTGCTACTTTAAGTACTGCTTTGGATGCCGTTTCAGCCTGCACTCTACCAATAGTAGATGATTTCCAGGCTGGTGCTGCTATCGGTGCTGTTGTAGGTGATGATACTTGGGGCCTTGAAGAACCAAGCCCAGGTACAGGTAACTACGGCTCAAATACTGGTAAGAACACTATTCCAGAAATTGATATCAAGGTAGATTCAGTTGCTGTAACGGCTCAAACCCGTAAACTCAAGGCCAAGTGGTCACCAGAACTAGGTCAGGACCTTAATGCCTACCATAACCTCGATGCCGAGGTAGAGCTAACTAGCATTCTTTCAGAGCAAATTGCTCTTGAAATTGATCGCGAAATTCTTGGCGATCTTATTGCTGGTGCTACTGCTGGTAAGTATTATTGGTCACGTTCACCTGGTCTTTTCGTAAATCGTACCACTGGTGTAGAAGTAGGTGCTTCGGCTGCTGCTCCTGATTTCACCGGTACTGTTTCCGAATGGTATGAAACCCTCATTGAAACCATCAATGATGTTTCAGCACAAATCCATCGTAAGACTCTTCGTGGTGGTGCCAACTTCGTAGTCTGTGGACCAGAAGTTGCCAACATCCTAGAGTTTACTGCTGGTTTCCGTGCTAGCGTAACTGCCGACGTTGACTCAGGCACCATTGGCGCCGTTAAGGTTGGTTCACTCTCCAAGAAGTTCGATGTATACGTCGATCCTTACTTCCCACGCAACGTTGTTCTCGTTGGTCGCAAGGGTGGTTCCTTCCTAGAGAGCGGCTATGTATACGCTCCATATGTACCACTACAGGTAACTCCAACCATCTTTGGTACGGAAGACTTCGTGCCACGTAAGGGTGTAATGACTCGCTACGCCAAGAAGATGGTACGTCCTGATATGTATGGTCTTGTTATCGTACGCGGTCTACTCGGTGAATCTGGTAGCTAATCTATAAGATTGGTTTAGACCATAAAACCCCACTGTCTTAAGACAGTGGGGTTTTTTATATAAGTTATTACTATTTATTAGTAAAGGAGGATTCAAGATGAATATCCGAAAACGTAAAATGCTTAAACAAAAGCTAGCTGCTCCTGTAGTAGTCCTACCGCCGGTAGTAGAGGTAGTAGAATCGCTACCAGTTGTAGTAGAGGCGCCTATTGAGGCACAAGAGGTAGAAAGCGAACAAGAAGTCGTTGAAGAAGTCGAAGAGCTTGTGGCGGCCACCAGAGCACGCAAACAAAGAAAACCTACTATTAAAAAATAACGGAGATTTCCTAGATGGCCGTACCGATATTAACACCTGCAAGTCAAACAAGCAAAGTTATTCTTACATCAACCGGAAGTACGGAAACAACTGGTAATGGTGCTGGTTCAACTACACATTATCCTTTTGGACTTTATGTAGATGCGTCTTCATTTTTATATGATCAAAACTTTATTTCAGGTGCGGCTGACCAAGTAGCATACACATATAAGAAATTGGGTGGAGATGTTTTAGACATTGAACTTACTGTTGGAAATGTGTATGCCGCTTATGAAGAATCAGTTTTAGAATACACTTATCATATTAATAAACATCAAGCCAAGAATGTTCTTGGTAGTTTATTGGGATTTGCCACTGGTACTTTTAATCATGATGGGCAAATGATTGGTGGTGATGCCTCTGGTTCTTCTGTTAATTTAACTTATCCTTCGTTTAAAGTAGAATATGCTAGACGCGTCGGAGAAGGGTTTTCAGAAGAAGCGGGAATTGGAGGAAATAATACTTTTTATTCTGCTTCTTTCGCTTTAACTTCTGGCGTACAAGATTATGATTTACAAACTATTATCTCTAATTCTGCTGCTACAAATGTTGAGCCAGCTACCGGTGGAACAGTTCCCTATGCTGATTTAGTAGGAAACAAAAAAGTTAAAATTCATAAAGTCTTTTATAAAACCCCAGGTTCTATGTGGAGATTTTATGGTTATTATGGCGGACTTAATGTAGTAGGGAACTTAAATTATTATGGTCAATTTTCTGATGATTCAACATTTGAAATTGTTCCTGTATGGCAAAATAAATTACAATCACAAGCTTATGAAGATCATTTATTTACAAGGTTATCCCATTACTCTTACGAGTTATATAATAACAAATTAAGAATAAACCCAATACCAGCAGGTTTTATACCATATATGTGGGTTCAATTTACAATTGATAAAGATCCATGGTCGGAAGATTCGGATAGAAAAAATGGAACAGATGGTATAAATAATATTAATTCTTTACCATTTGATAATATTCCTTATAAAAATATTAATGCGATTGGTAAACATTGGATTCGTCGTTATGCTCTTGCTCTTTGTAAAGAAATGCTTGGTCAAATTCGAGGAAAATTCGGTGGTAATATTCCGATACCAGGAGATAATGTAACATTAAATTCAGGAGATCTTTTATCGCAAGCAAAAGAAGAACAAACTTACTTAAAAGAAGAATTGAATAAGATATTGGACGAAATGACATATAAAGCATTAGCGCAACAAGATTCAGAATTGGTTGCTGCTTTAGACAAAATAAACTCTAATATTCCAATGATGATTTATCAGGGATAAATAAATGTCTGACCAAAATAAATGGACACAACCTGATGCTCCACCACCACCATTATTTACAGGTAAAAAGGAACGAGACCTTGTAAAGCAGGTAAATGATGAATTAATTGAACGCGTTATTGGGCAAACAATTGTTTATTACCCTATCGATCAACAAACAACAAATTATCATCCTTTATATGGTGAGGCAATAAACAAGAATTTTCTTCCTCCAATAAGAGTTTATGCACTTGTTGAATTCGAAGGAATTAAAACCAAATACCAGTCTAATATTGGTTTAGATAAAGATGTTTCTATTATAGTCCATTTTCACAAAAGACGTTTAACAGAAGACCAAGATTTATATGTAAGAGAAGGAGACTTTGTTCTTTACGGAGATACATATTATGAAATTGTTACTCTTGCAGAACCAAAACAACTTTATGGTCAAATAGATCATTTATTAGAAATCTCTGCTAAATGTACCAGAGCCCGTGAGGACCTATTCGATGCCACCTAAATATGATTATACAGAAATAAAAGAAGCTGATGGTTTATTAAAAGAAATACCTTTTATGCCTTCTACTGTTGAAAATATTGATACGGCATTCTTTAATTTTATTAAAGACGATTTAAATTTACAAACAACAACAAATAAAGGAAACATTAATGTTCCTATTATTTGGGTTGCCACCGAACGCTCACATCAAATCAAAAATACACAAGATCAAAATATAAGAGATAAGAAAGGAATATTAAAGCTACCTCTTATAACAATTGAAAGAACTTCTATGAATAAAGATCCAAACTTTAAAGGAGTATTTCAAGCTCATATGCCAGACCACGGCACTGGTTATCATAGTGTAAGAAGAATTAATGTCCCAGCAGCAAGAAGAATAAATCAAGAAAAAACATCAAACTTTTCTAATGCTCATTCTGCCAGACAAGCTGGAGTAAATAACAATATTGGCAATGGTCAATTAAATTTTCCCATGAAAAAGAAAGATAATACCCGTGTTGTTATGGAAACAATTTATATGCCAATTCCTATTTGGGTTAATACAATGTACTCTCTTAGGATAAGAACAGAATTTATTCAACAAATGAATGATTTAATACAACCTTTTTATTCTTTCACAGGCCAAGCAAAATCTTTTTTTATAAATAACGAAGGCCATAGATATGAAGGTTTCGTAGAAGGTGATATATCTTATAATAATAATGTTGGTGAGTTAGGAGAGGATGAGAGAACTTACATCTCGGAAGTTAAATTTAAGATATTAGGTTATTTAATGGGAGAAGGAAAGAATGATCCAAAACCAAAATTCACTGTCACAGAAAATTATGTAGATGTTAAAATACCTAGAGAGAGAGTAATAATAGGAGATATTAACACTTTCTTAGATTCTGTGAAATCAACAAAAGGAAAAGGTTTCTTTAGAGAATAAAAGATTTTGAAACTAAAGAATACTATTTATTATTGTAATAAAGGTTTAGAATCTACCTAAACTATAGGAGAAGAATTAATGTCAGACGTAAATAAGTTTAGATTTGTTTCACCAGGTATCTTTTTAAATGAAGTAGACCAATCACAACTTCCAACAGACGCAGAATTAGTAGGTCCTGTTATTGTTGGTAGAACGTCCAAAGGACCAGGTATGATTCCTGTCCGTGTAACTTCTTTTAGTCAATTTGTAGAGATTTTTGGCCAGCCTATCTCTGGTCGCGCAGCAGTTTTAGATGTTTGGCGTGATGGTAATTATTCTTCTCCTACTTATGGTGCATATGCGGCACAAGCTTATTTAAGAGCCGGTATTGGACCGGTTACGTTTATTCGTCTTGTAGGGACACAATCACCTGATGCTACCGAAGCCAATGGTGGTAATGCAGGATGGGCGACGGTAGATGACCCAGCGGCAGCAGTAGCAGATAACGGAGGTGCTTATGGTTTATTTGTTTGGCCTTCCGCATCAGCAGATACTACAAGCACAGGTTCATTAGCAGCTATTTGGTATGTTAATAACGGTGGCGCTGTAGTATTATCCGGTAGCTCGGTCGATGATACTGCATTATCTGGGGCCGCGACTGTAATAAAGTCTGATTCAAATGGACAATTCAAAGCGCTTATTTATAATTCAGTCGGATCAACAGAGAAAAATGTAACCTTTAGTTTGGCTGAAGGAAGTTCTAATTTTATTCGTAAAGTATTCAATACTAATCCTCAACTTGTAAATACTACTATTGAAGATTCTACTAATCAAACTTCTTATTGGTTAGGAGAGACTTTCGAAAGACACTTAAATTCTTTATCATTAGATACCGCTGCTGTACGCTATGGTGCAATTATGGCAATTGCATCTGGCTCAACACTATCAGGCCCACAAGATAGAGATATTCCTTATCGTGACGCGCATACAGGATGGTTCTTCGCACAAAATACATCAGCAGATACAGCAAGTTATGCTTACAACGATATGCAGAAACTATTCAAGTTTGTAGGTATCAATGGTCATGGGGAATGGCTACAAAACAACATAAAGATTTCTATTCAAAATATTAAAGCATCACAAAATGATAATATTAACTATGGTACTTTTGATGTTGTAATTCGTAATGCTAAAGATTCTGATTTAACACCACAAGTTTTAGAAGTATTTTCCGAGGTTGACCTAGACCCAGGAAGTCCAAATTATATTGGTTTACAAATCGGTGATACCTATATGGATTGGGACGAAACTGAAAAGAGATATCGTGAATACGGACAATACCCAAACCGTTCTAAATATGTAA